CATGAACTATGTTTTGACTGGACAAATCAGGGCAATCGGAAACTTTGGAATCCTTCAACCGGAATCGCATCTTTCCACTGGTGCAACCGGGGAGAAGCTCGTTCACGCCTTCGTCGACGGCGCTACAACGGACACAGAGGAGATCGACGGACGGGGATGACAATCTACAGAAAGGAGCTTGATACCATGTCCGATAAGAAACCGACTGCGACCCCGGTCGTACAGGCTGAGACCTACGAGGCGGCGGAAATCGCCGCCAACGCCCCGCGCCTGTTCGGCTACAGCATCGACATCGCGACTGCGGCTCTCAAGGTAGCCGGAATCGACCGGTGTACCCTGGCCGACGCGAAGAAAACCATCAAGGAATTTGCGGAGAAGCGGGTCTAAGACCCACCGCAGAAAGGAAGGAATAAACCATGGCAGGAAGATACTCCATCGGTGAAACCAAAGTCCGCCCCGGCATCTATTTCCGGCAGGAAAACGGCGGCGGCAATGAATCTCTCGGCGCGACCAACGGCATCGCTGCGGCCGCCTTCAAGGCGAATTGGGGCCCTCTGGGTGAGGTCGTTTCCCTCGAGGATCCGTCCGACATCGCTGCCATCTTTGGCGACGACTCCGGCTCTGGCAGCAATGTCTCCATCCTGAATGCCATCTTCCAGGGCGGCGCATCTCAGATTCTGGCCGTGCGCGTTGGCTCAGGCGGCACCAAGGGTTCTATCACCCTGAAGGACACCGCCAGCACGGCGGCCGATGTCGTCACCCTGACGGCCAAGTACGCCGGCACCCGCGCCCTGTCCATCACGATCAAGGATTCTCTCAGCATCACCACGATGCGCGAGTGCATCATCTACAGCGGCACGACCGAACTGAGCAAGGTTCTGTTCGCCAAGGGCAACGCCGGCGAGGTTGACGCCCTGGTTGCCGCCATCAACGAGAGCGAGGACTGTGTTGTCGTTGCGACGAAGGTCGCCCCTGGCAACGGGCTTCTTGCGGCGCTGAATCAGGAAGCCTTTACCACCGCCGGTGTCAGCCCGACCATCGCCGCCGCGGACTACAGCAACGCCTTTACGCTGCTGGAAGCCACGAAGTGGAACACCGTCTGTGTCGACACCGACGATACCTCCATTCATGCCCTGCTGGCGGCCTTCATCAACCGGGCCAACGATGCCGGTCTGATGGGTATCTCCGTTTTGGGCGAACCGACCTCTGTGGCCTATGCCACCAGGAAGACCGACGCGGCCGCCTTCAACAGCGAAAACGTCGTCTATTGCCTGAACGGCTTCAACATCGCGGGTGTCGTCTATGAGGGCTGGAAGGCTGCCGCACTCATGGCCGGTTATATCGCGTTCCTGCCGAGCAACGATTCTCTGACTCACAAGATCGTTCCCGGCGCGACCGGCATCGTCGGCGCCCTGACCAACACTCAGGTTGTCGAATGCCTCCAGAGCGGTTGTCTCGTGTTCACGGTCTCCGCCTCCGGCGCGGTATGGGTTGAGCAGGGTATCAACACCCTGGTTACCCTTCGCAGCGATCAGGATGCGGGCTGGAAGAAGATTCGCCGGACCAAGACCAGGTTCGAGCTGATCGACCGCATCAACATCAACAGCGAGGGTGTGATCGGCAACGTCAACAATGACGACAATGGCCGTGCGACCCTGCTGGCGATCATGAACGGCGTCGGTGCTGAAATGATCGCGGAGGGCAAGCTCCAGACCTTCGAGGCCTCCGAGAGCGCTTCCAACCTGCCGAGGGGTGATAGTGCCTGGTTCAACCTCGACGTGCTGGACAACGACAGCATGGAGCACATCTATCTGACCTATCTGTTCCACTTCGCGGAAGCCTGATAGGCAGCAGGAAAAGAAAGGAGGAAAATCATAAATGGCTATTTCCGCAGTCAATTCGTCCCCGGCGGTCGACGTCCGGAAGGTTCTCTCCGGTAAAGACGGATGCCTCTATGACGGCGACGGCAACATGCTGGCGACGATGGAGAGCTTCACGTCTCAGGCCAACGTCACGAACGCCAATTTCCAGCCCCTTGGCTCTGCGATGGAACGCAGCAGCATGACCAGCTACCGGGTCACGCTCACCATGAGCGAGATCATCGTCTACGACAGCGACTTCTTTGTCGAGATCATGAAGGGCTTGAGGACCGGCGTTATGCCTGTTTTCAATTTCCGTGGCATGGTCCGGTCTCCCTACGACGGCAAGAAGGAGCAGGTCGTGTACCGCGATTGCGTCCCGGATGGCTCCATCGACATTCAGAACATGTCGACCGGCGAGCTGTACAAGCGCAGCTGGAATTTCATCTGCAACAATCCGCCGGAGCTGATGTCCCGCATCAAGCAGTCTTGATCGCAGGAATCGCCTCAATGAACGGTCTGGTTCGGCCTGACCAACTGGCCCCCGAGGCGACGAACAGCCGCCTTGGGGGATTTTAAAAGGTTTAATCAACGATACAAAATGAAGGAGGAGCAAACAACATGAAGGAGATGGATTTCTTCCCCGCCGTTACTGACACCGCCGATGATTTCGATGCTCAGGAAGAGGAAAAGGTGGTAACGCCCGAGGAGCTGCTGTTCAACGAGGACGACCTTCTGAAAGCCCTCGCCGAGGACGCCCACCTGTCGACCACGGAGACCATTGAGGTCAAGTTCGGCACGGCCCTGTTCTCGTTCAGGATTCGCCCCCTCACCGAACGCGAGTGGAGCAACTGCCGTGAACGCTGCACCAAGTACAAGAGGAACCGCAGGCTCGGCGGCATGAAAATGCCCGAGGATACCGACACCGTCGGTTATCACACCCTGCTGATCTACACGGCCACCGTCGAAGAAGACCGGAAAAAGCTGTGGGACAATAAGAAATTCTGGAAGGCGACCGGCGCTCTCACCGGCACCGATATGGTCGACAAGCTGATCCCGTTCGCCGGGAAGAAGGCGGCGATCATCGACAGGATCGAAAAGCTGTCCGGCTACGACGACGAAAGCGAAGAAGAATACGAGGAGACTGTAAAAAACTAATCCTCGCCGGCGGAAAGGCGCGGCTTCTCCATCATATTTTCCAGCGGACAGGAATGTCCCCGGATGAAGTGATGCGAAAGCCGCGCTTTGTCCGTATTTTCATGCTCAAGAGCATGGAGGTCCAGCTCGAAGATGAGGCTGCGGCCCGCCGGAGAAGGGAACAGGCAATGCAGGAAGCGCGGTCGCGCAGGAGGAGATGAGATAATGGAGCAGGTGTTCAGAATTGAGATCCCGGTGGAGGTCAAAAGTAACTCCGACCTGGGCGCTCTGAAACAGATCGAGGCCGTACTGAAGCAGGCGGAACAGGAAGCGCGGAAGCTGGCCAGCTCTGCGGACTCTGCTTTTAATCGCCTCTCCTCCGGCGCGTCCAGTGCCGCATCATCCATGCAACAGATAGGGAACGCGGCCCAACAGTCCGCGAACTCTATGGAGCAGGTCGGGGATTCGGCTGACGAGGCCGGAGAAGCCGCGGAAGATGCCGCCGATTCCATGGAGGAGATCGGCGACGCCGCTAAAGAGGCGGGCAATGCCGCTGAAAGCTCCCTCAATGAGGCCGCAGGGAGTGCGGACAAATTCGCTCAAAGGATGGAAAAGTCTGGCAAATCCCTGCGCGAAGCCTTCAAGGAAAAGGTCAAGATGGTCCTGGAGGCCGTCGATAAGGTTTCCCCCATCGTCAAGGATGTCACGGCAAAACTGAAGTCGGCTGTGGCAAAAGCCTGGAAGGTGACGGTCACGCTGGTTGACCTCGTGACGGCACCGTTCAGAGCCTTGAAAAACATGATCATGTCACCAATAGCAATGACGTTGTCCATTGCAGGGATCGGTCTCGGTGCTTCGGCATTCTATCAGACGTTCACCGATTTTGAGTCCGGCATGAGCAATGTCAAGGCTCTGTCTGGAGCCACAAACGAGGAGTTTGGAAGGCTCAGAGATACCGCCGCTGACCTTGGTGCAACGACGAAGTACACGGCATCTGAGGCCGCCGAGGGCATGCAATACCTCGCGATGGCTGGCTGGGAAGTCAATGACATCATCGCCGGTATGCCCGGTCTGCTCCAACTGGCCGCCGCCGGAGGAACGGACCTTGGCACCGCCGCTGACATCGTTTCCGACGTCATGACCGCTATGGGTATGAGTGCGGGCGAGGCGAGCCGTGCTGCGGATATATTCGCAAGGACTGCAACCTCTACGAATACCACAATCGCCATGATGGGCGAAACCTTGAAATATGCCGCCCCAATCGCACACTCTTTTGGTCTGGAACTGGCCGAAGTAGCGACCATCACCGGCATGATGGCGAATGCTGGCATCAAGGGGTCTCAGGCCGGCACAGCCATACGAAGCGCCCTGCTGCGCATGGCAAGCCCGCCCGCCGAGGCCGCGAAAGCAATGGCGAAATTGGGTCTGTCCTTCTCTGACTCTACCGGAAAGATGAAGGACATGCAGACCATCATGAAAGACCTGTCCACCGCTTTCAGTGGATTGAGCGAACAAGAAAAGCTGGCCTTTGCGGATGACATCTTTGGCAAAAATGCCGCGTCCGGATGGCTGGCCGCCATTGAACAGGGCGAGGGTGCCT